AGGCGATGGATTGCATTAATCTGTGTGGTAGCAATTATTGTATTGCCTAAGTTAGCCCCCTTTATTGACTCATCAATGCCAATCTATGTAGGTTACACTGAAGCAGTCATGCAAGGGTGGTGGATATTTGCATCAAGTACTGATGTAACTCAATGGAAACCAATGACTGGACTAGTTATCACGCCCCTCGACACGCATGTAGTTAGTTCAATTGTTGGTCTCTACTTTGGCGGATCATTAGTAAGGAGATAACTATGAGCTTATATGAAAACATAAACAAACGTAAGAAAGCTGGGACAAGTAGAAGTAAAAAGAACTCTACTGTAACTAAGAAAGCATATGATAATATGAAGAAAGGCTTTCCTAAAAAGAAGAAAGTATAATAGAGGTAGTTATGAAGAAGAAAAAGAAACCAGTAAAGAAATATCCGGGGTATTAATATGTTAACAGCAAAACAGAAGTCTGTATTATTAAAGCATAAGAAGCATCACTCCTCTAAACATATGAGTCTTATGAAAAAACTTATGAAAGATGGCAAGTCTTTTACAGTTGCACATAAAACTGCACAGAAAAAAGTAGGTAAATAATGGTAGCTAAAAAATTTCAAAACCCTACAGGTGGACTCAATGCAGCGGGTAGAGCGCACTTCAACAAGAAGACTGGCTCTAAGCTTAAGCCTCCAGTGACAGGCAAAGCACCTAAAGGATCTAAAGCTGCGGGTAGACGTGCAAGTTTTTGTGCCAGAATGTCTGGAGTTAAAGGACCAATGAAAGATTCTAAAGGTAGACCAACGAGGAAAGCATTGGCTTTAAGAAAATGGAAATGCGGAAGAAAGTCTTAAAAGGATTAGGCATCTTAGCCTTGTTCATTCTTATCTTATGTATAGAGAATGCAATAGCAGATGTTACTTCATCTGGCAGTACAACTAATACTCAATCAAACAATGCTGGTTCTAACACCGCAATTACTGGTGGGTACGAGTCTGCAACCACATATCAATCAGGCTCATCCTCTAACAGTACGACTAATAACGAGACAAACAATAGTAGTAATACTAAAACAGCCGTAAACCCAGCCTCAGCGCCCTCTATGTCTGTGTATGGACAGGACTCTTGTGTCATTCCCTTGTCAGCTGGTGTCACAGTCATTGGTTTTAGTGGAACATTTGGATCTTACTATGTAGATGAAGAGTGTGAGCGTAGGAAATCAGTAGCAGTACTAGCTAAGCTAGGAATGAAAGTCGCAGCAATTAGTTTAATGTGTCAGGATGACAAGGTATGGCGAGCTATGATGGATGCTGGTTCGCCATGCCCTATTGATGGGTTGATTGGTGACAAAGCTAAAGCTAAGTGGATAGAGAAACGTAAAGAAGAATTAGGAAATACTACTGATAGTAAGAGAAGTATGATATGGAACAACTAATAAGAGAGAAAGAGAGTGTATAAGATATTAATATTAATTGCTCTCTCTCTCAACATATCACATGCAGAAACTACTGGCAATCTATTACCTCAACAATTCTTTAATAACAATCAAGGACATGGTGGCTGGAACTGTAACGATCCATCTCACAATCATGGCAACAGTACGGTTGCTGCTGTTCATGGAGATTTTATAGAGAACACTATCACACTAGGAGATACACTCAATCAATCACAAATGAATGGTGGTTGGACGTCTACCTTTGGGGCTGACATGTGGGGCTGGAATCAATACGACCAAGAGATTAAGATGACTCAGACTATAACTGGTGCAGATGGTACAGTTACTACACAGATAAGAAATGTAGCTATTCCCGGATGCAGTGGATATAACTGTAGCAGTTACTCATCTTATACAGATAGTTATACACAGGGTATCAATAGTCAAAGCAACTATACAATTAAAGCTAGGTTTGATTTTACTGAGTCATCTCAGTCTGCTTTACACAGAGCCATAGACTTAAAGAACCCTATACTTACTGTAGAGTACAGCTTATTAGATACTACACAGGTAGCTCAGTTGAAGAACATGAGTGAAACAGTGTATAATGTAGTAGAGGATATAGAGATTATAGAATATATCCCAGAAGAATTTAACTTTGAAACATTTTATGAACCAACAATAGAATTTACTATGCTTGAAGAGATTAACTTTGAGCCACAGGCAGTAGAGGAAATTAATACAGGGATCATTGATGTATTCATGGAGACAATAACCTATGACAAACCAGAGACCATCGAATCATTCTCAACAGAAATCGAAGTCGCAAAAGAAATTCCAATCCAACGAGAAGACGTTGCATTTGAAGAAGAAATCTACCAAGAACGGCAGACCGACATCCAAACCTCAGACGTTAGCGGAATCACTGAGCGACAGTCTATACAAGAAGAGACTAGCGGAGGAGAAAGTAAAGAAGTCAATGGAGTCGAGGATTCTGGAACAGGAAATGGTAGTCCACCAAGAGAAGACGAAGAAAGAATTACTGGAAAGTCTGGAGGACAAACCGAGAATCAAACCAGCACGGCTGTTACCCAAACAGATGAAGACACCATCGTTAGTCAAGGTGATGAGCAATCAGAAAGAAGTCAAGATGATGGAGGAAGAGGTGAAAGTAATGAAGCCGTCACCATCAGACAAGATAGCATTTCAGAAGAGCGGGTTGAAGAGACTACTAGAGAAGATACTGTCTCTGTTTCGATAGAAGATATACGTGCTGAGGTAGAAAAAACTACAGCTAGTGTTAGCCAGAAGATTGTTCAAGTAAATATTTTAGTAGCTAAAGCTATGCAATCCCCTGTATCTATTGACTCTTATGCTAATGTGAATCAGAATATATTTAAAGATCAATTGAATATTAATGGAGGAAGTTATGAGTCGAGAGATTATGTTGACGATAGAGATATATATAAAGAACTTAGTTACGTCAATCAAGACAAGTTACATGGATATAAAAAGAAAATGGATGAAGCGGTAGCTAATAAAATTAAAGCACAGCTAGAACTAGAGAGGATTATAAATGGATATTAAAAGTTGGGGAGTAGGATTAGGAATTGCAACTACATTAGCTGGCATACTGATGGCTGTTGGTAGTGTAATGAATAGGCTTGAGGTAGTTGAGTCTATGTCAGCACCAGATATTAAACCTCTGGTTGCTAACATAGCTGTCAATCAAGGCGAGATAGCAGTACTCAAAGCTGAGATAGCTATTATCAAAGCTCGGTCTGATAACCCTCTTCAGCAGTAGCATTATAATACTCAAGTAATTCCATCTCGGTACCATACTTCTTCTGCCATGGTTTACTACCACCATGTATCCCATGCTCAGGATGTTGATGATGATTCCAGCAGAGTGGAATATATAATTTGCTTCTCTGTCCCATGCCCATCCCTGTTCTAAGATGATGGATGCAAGCCTCAGCAAATCCGTGTCCCTCTCTTCTGCAAACTACACAGCCATATACTTGTGCCATGTAGTTCATTTGTTTTTTCTCTTGCTTGTTAGGCAATCTTTTTTCCGTCTGCCTTACGTCGTATCTTTCTTACACCCGATGAGACTGTTGATAATTCTCCTTGAAGTATCAGCGCCTTGACTATCTTATGAGCATGAGAGTTAGAAGATAACGTACAGTTTTCTTTTATCTCTTTATAAGATGGGCTATAGCTATACATATCTATATAGTTATTAACATAGAGTAAGACTAGTGTTTGTAATTGTGTCATCTAAAAAGGTACACCTCCCTCATCATCACTCAATTCTTTTCTCACTGGTTCAGAACCAAAGACACTTGTGTCTTTCCCCGATTGTTTCGGAGTAACTGGCTCATCATTTTTAGATCCAAGCAATTGAATGTTGTGACCATAGTTAACTTCTATAAATGGAATGATACTGTTCTCATCTTTTCTCCATGATGTGAGCAACCCCTCCAAATATATTTGCTTACCCTTAGTTAGATAAGGATGTAAGTGTTCAACAAGTTTCTCATTCCATACTGTTATGTTATGCCACTCAGTTGTTTCTTCTCTACCTTTCATCCTGTTAGTAGCTATAGTAAACTTCATGTATTGTTTACCTGCTTTAGTATCAGCAAGCTCGGCATCCTTGCCGAGTCTACCGATTAAACATATCCTGTTTAAATCATTTGCCATTATCAATCTCCTTTCTGATGTTATCTATATTATTGATTAACTCTTGAATTTTTAAATATGTTTCATCTAATCGTTTTCTTTCACTGACCATATAAAATTGCCATTGTGCTAATCTAACTCTTACTAAATCCCTATTTAATGTTTCAACTTCATTTGTAATAGGATTTCTAAATGTATAATTATTTAGTTTATCCTTTTCTTTTATGTTGGTTACTTTATTTTTTGACATTTATTTTGTCTCCTATTTTATTTAATTTATCATGAGCATCAGCTTTCACACTGTTACCCACAGGTTCTTTGAAGGCATCAGCTTCTGACTCTGAATACAAAAACGCATGTGCATTCAACAGTTTCAAGATACATCTATCGACTGCTCTCTTCTCTGCCATTGCATATGGGTATTGGTTCATTGTATTTTTAGGAGATGATTCCCCTAATGATTCCACTGTCGCTCCATCTTTTGTAGCTACACATTTCACTACAACATCTGGACTAAAGTTAAGTACACTTAGTGTCCATGTTATCTTGTCTTGCATTGCTACTCTTTCAAGAGCGTTGTGATTAATAATCCAAGTAGACTTACCGCCTCTTCCAAGGTCCCAGAAGTCTGTCTTCTTTAGACCATACTTGGTTTTAAATTTTTCAATTAACTCTTCTGTATAATTACTCATCAGTTTTCTTCTCCTCTTTTATAGTTAAAATATTTTTCTTGTTGCGCGTTACCACAACCCCATTGCCTCTTGCCTCACGGCAATCATCAGATACTAGATCCTTGATTGCTTTCTTGCATTCATCGAAATGTTTAGCCATTGGTTTATAATTATAAAACTCCTTAGCTAAATCAATCCATTCTCTTGTGTAACTCATGTCTTTCTTTACCATGCCATTAAGTTTAATGTCCTCCTTAGGTGGTGTGATTGGTAAGTCAAGACTGATTGGTGTTGTACCTGTCTGTATACAATCCCAAAGATAAGCTAATACTTTCTCAAGCTTTTGTTGATAGGTATAGTCAGCATCTATTACTACTTGTTCCCATCTTCTGTTCCCAAAAATTACAGCTAAGTGCATGTGAGTTTTACCTGTATGCATCATGTAATGTTGTAGCTGAGGGTAGTTAGTTTCTGCTACTACCTCCATAGTATTACCCTCGTATGTATGTTTAGCTTCGACTGGTACTTTAGTATCAGCGGTCATGCCATCAAGATGAGACATAATATGATTGTCTGTATCTACAGTTACATCTCTTATTAAAGATTCACCTAGTTCTCTTTCCAGAAAATCTAAGTTGACTGACTCAGTAGCTATACCTATCTGTACATTTAACATGTGATCTAAGTTAGCAGGCTCAGCCTCTCCCCTCTTCTCTTTGTATACGTCAAGCCAATCACCTCTCATAATTCGATTGCTATCACTACCTCCGAGTCCTTTGTTTCTTTCATTCCTTTCTTTTATTGTTAACATATTGTACCTCCGTACTATTATTATACTACTATCTATCTATCTTATCTATGTATTTATTGACTACCCTCATGTTCCCTTTCTTCCATAGTTCTAAACTTAAAAAGTTTCTAGCTAATTCAGATAAGAATATCTTATGCTCTTGATACATAGGCTCACACCTATCTACAAAATCTTTAGGGACAGGCAACCTAGGGTATTTGTATTCAACAAGCAAACTGCTAGTACAAGATTCGATAACGAACCTTGGGTAGACAGAGAGTATATTGAAGTACTCCTTTAACCCTATATCATCTGGCACTTTGACTTGGAATGTAGCTGCAATTCTTTCGAGACATACAGCTACATCTTCTCTAGTACAGAGTTCCATCTCTGCACTGCATACTTGTAACAAGTCAGGTGCTATACCATCAGCACTACTTTCGTTTGGGAAGTCGTTTGATTTTCCCATCAGATCCTGTATCTCCTTGCTTCGCAACACTAAGTATTCTATTCCTTCTATCTGAAATTGAATTGGTACTAGTAGATGCATGGCTTGTAGAAGATTGAGAGTTTCTTCTTTGATACTCGTCGCTCCTCCTAATCCAGTTCCTGAAAGTTGCTTCCCAATTTGCTGATACACCTCCATTGGCGAGGTAGTAATCAACGAACTTTTCTTTTTCATATTGTATGTTTACCTCCGGATAGTCTGCCATCATCTTAAGTAGTGTACTTTCTGATGGCATCCAGTTCTCTGTTATATATTGTTTCTTCATTCATCGTCTCCTATTATTTCTTTGTAATAATTTATAGCGTCACTGAAATCAAAGTCATCAGCTAAGCTATCTCTTAGTTCAAAGAAGCCTTTGCATTCTCTGTACTGCATGTACATGCGCGCATAGTAAGGCTTATAATTGTTGTTGATTTTGAATGGTTCTCCTACACTATCCAAGTCTGTCCAGAATCTGATAACATTAATAATAATTTCTATACTATAATGTTTTCTAATCTGTCTTTGTTGGTCAGCGTACCTCACCACTTGGTGAAATACTCTGGGATTATTTTCATGAAACCTTTTGAAGTTAGCTAGATACCTGTTGGTTCTTGGTGCTATCCTCGGCTTGGCTACATAACTATCTTTATATATACTCATTAGTCTTGTTCCTTTGCATAGTCCCAGTGTCTTACTATATCTACTGGAACTAATATTAATTTACCTGTTGGTATGTGTTCA